GATGCTATCAACGAGTGGTACGATGACGGACCAGAAAACGCACAGATTCGGCGCACATTGTGGATGCACATTGTTCATGCTATTCATATCAATCGTGATGTTATTTACCAAGCCACACATTCACAACCATCAGGATGTCCAATCACTGCAATTCTAAATTCAATCTACAATTCTGTAATCGTACGCATAGCCTATATTATCTGCGCACAGCAACATTTTGAACAGACTGGTGAGGATTACCGTTCAATGAAGTGGTTCAATCTATTTGTCTCTATGGTTTCATATGGAGATGACAATCTAATTGGTATAGCTGAGCGCATTCTGGATTGGTTCAATCAAGTCTCAATAACATCGGCGCTACTCGTCATTGGACATGAATATACTGATGAAGCCAAAACTGGCATTATCGTGCCTGTGCGTGATATTTCAGAGGTTGCTTATTTGAAACGGCATTTCAAATGGAATCCAGCTCTCAATCGCTATGTTGCGCCACTCGATTTGGACACTGTATTAGAGATAGTTCAGTGGACAAAGAAAGGACTTTCTAGCGATGCAATAACACTTGCTAATTTGGATGTGACAATGCGTGAACTTTCATTACACGACAAAGAGGTTTTCGACAAATACAAGAGAATTCTTACAACAGAATGTCAAAAACACAACATTTTTTATCGATTTTTAACCCAAAATGAATACATAGCTAATGTGTGTGATGAACCACTCTTTCTGGAAATCCAGAATGATTATTCTCTTGTGAAGACGGACAAACAAATGCCACGCAATTACATTCTCGTGGACAAACCCTCAAAAACGCTTTATGTTAATGAATTTGATGTGGATATTCTTAAGCGAAAATTGGCTCTCTTTTGTTATTATCGGCGTATAAACGTCAGGCACGTTAGTGGTGTGTCTGATGATTTAATAACTTTTTGTTACCACTTCTAAAGTATGGATGTGATCTTTAATTTCTATATAAATTCCTTGCTCTAAAAGAAATTACATGCTATTCATATAATGTGCCTAACTATTCAGTTTTACGTCCCAGGGTGGCACGTGGCAGCCCCACAATACCCAGGGAAACAAGGTGCGTGTGTATAGATTAAGTGGTCTTACGCACAAAGAAACTCACTTGCTCAAAACTCAATTAATTCAAAACATTCTTCAGATTTAAATGATATGTACGGACAGACCACGGAACAGGTTGAAATTATTGGCTTTCAGGATGAGGGCGCGGTTGAAGAAATGCAAGCGCCCCTTCAAAACACGCAAACTCCACAAAGCATGGTCATGGCTTCAACAAAAGAAAACAAAACTCACACAATTCCTGGATTCTTGGAGCGTCTTTATGAGATTGATAATTTTCAGTGGGCAGTTACTTCTCCAGCTGGTACAGTTTTAAAACAATACAGATTTCCAGACGTTTTGCTTTCCCAGCCCGCATTGTCCCGTAAGGCCTACAACTTCTTCGGATTGCGTGCTGGGGTTGAACTAGTAGTTCTTGTTAACAAACAGAAATTCCAACAGGGAAACTTACTAATTTCTCACCTGCCTGGTGCAAAATATAATGCTGCTAAAGATGCTATGTGCCAGACTACAACTCCTACTGCTTCTTCCGCCAATCTTGCTACGCTTACTGGAATGCCTCGCGTGAATTTGGATCTTATGGACGCTACCAAAGCTGTTCTAAAAGTTCCTTATGCTTCTCCTTTTGTTTATTATAACTTACTTTCTGGTGATGGAACCATCGGTGATTTTTACATTACGGTCTATTCTCCTCTTCAAGATATTGCTTCCTCTGGTACAGTTTCAGTTCAGGTTATGGCGCGCTTTATTGATGTTGATTTGCAATTTCCCGCTGGTAATAGTCTTGCTTCCTTTTCTAAAACTCCTAAGGTTGAAAGTCTGTATGGCGAGTTTGTTCAAAAACCCGATTTAACCACATTGGCAAATCTCGTTAAAGAGGGAACTGCGATCATGCAACAGGTTAAAGATGGCAGTTTTCGATTTCAAATGAATTCAGAAACAGTTAGGACACAAAATTTCAAACCCAGAGCTTTGCCAAACATGGCGGTCTCTGATGAATCCAATAACGCTCATCTTCTTTCTCTTTCGACTAAAAATGTTCTACCTTCAATTAACATGGGCGAGGCTTCAAAACAAGAACACAGTTTTTCTAAGATTGTGCAGATTCCCGTTTACAATTCGCGATTTAAAATTTCAAGTTCTCAAAATGCAGGAACCAATGTTTGGAGTAAGCGTGTCACCCTTCTAGATTATACAAACTTGGCTCCTGATGGTTCAATGGGTGTTGACTATCCGACTTATATTGGCCAAAATTTTTCAAAATGGCGTTCTTCTTTTAAATTTCATTTTCGCTTTGTAAAAACTCAATTTCATTCACTACGTATTCGAATATTCTTTGCTCCGAATGCTAGTACAGTTGTTGGGGTAGATAGAAATGCTGTAATTTCAAAAATTATTGATTTAGAAGTTAACAATTTTGCTGAATTCGAGGTTCCTTTCATTTGGCCACATCCTTTCCTTAACAATAATACAGATTTGCCTTATTCCCTTGGAATGATTGGTGCAGATATTCTTACCAAAATGGTACATCCCGATACTGTCAAAAACACAATAGAAGTCATCGTGGAACGTTCTGCTGGAACAGACTTCGATGTCAATTTGCCTAGAGAACTTAAGTATTTTCCATTTGACCCTCGGCCTGAGGAAGGTCTGGCTGTAGTTTCCGGCAAAAACCCCTTGCCTGATCTTGTTCCTTTGGAATCAGGTGAAAAAGTCACAGTTTATACATTAGATCCTATCAATCCAGCCTTCATGCAAACAATGAACGCTCTTTCTTCCGATATCAAAGCTACTATTTCTGCCAATGCAAACCGCTTTAATCAATCTTGGGTTGGTGCCCTCAATGATCTTGCTGCTGATGGACATAAAGTCACTCAAGCTACTCTTCGTCTTCCTCTTCCCCAAATCCTTGCAAAACATGATGAACTTAGACGACGCAAGCGAGGTGTTGATACAGTAGATGGTTGGGTGCGGGACCTTACAGAAGAGGGTGTTGAACCTAATCCTGGTCCTGTCACCTATTCTACTGATGCAGGCGGTACTGGATTTACTGGAACGCTTTCTTTACTCCATGGGGTAATGTTGCTCACATTGCTTATGATGCAACACCATGTGTTGGATATATTGATCTGGTTGCTAGTGGAGCCACTTCAGTTTCCTTCACGATCCAGAGACCAACCATTGCAAGTAGTTAATGTTTCTCGCTCTTTTCTGGATGCTTTTAAATTTCAGATGAACACAGAACAAGATGATTATCGTACTGGTTATGACGACACATCTTACATTAGACCAGTCAATTCCATTCAAGCCGATAAAATGGCCCTTGGTGGAAGAGTTGAAAAAATTGACGATATGATTCATCGTTCTACTGTTTATGCTTCAAAAACCACAACTATTGGCGATAGAGACTTGTATATTCAGCCTCATATGATCGGTGTCGGCCGTATAGACTCTTTTTCAACTAAACGTTTTGGTTCTACTGATATGATTTCCTACTATGCAAATCTTTATGCTTTTGCTCGAGGTGGTGTGAATCTTCGCATTGCTTCATCTCCCGACCACGCTTACAGAGTCATTCTTG